GCTGAAATAGAACGCTTTAAGAATAACTATATGGCACTATTTCAAGACTTTACAAAGCAACAAGCTAAGATAGAAGAAATGCTAGACGCTTTGATTGCAGTAGAAGTTTGGTTATCTAGCGGATGTGGAACTAATTTTGAAGCAAAAGTTAATTCTGCAATAAGAAAGGCACAAGAGAAATGAATAACATTCCGCACATTGTTGACACTGGTGCAAGCGCAATAGACGACGAGCCAGTAATATGGCGTATTAAAGGCAAAGATGGTGAATGGCTGTACTATGATGAGCCGCTTGTCGGAACTGAGCCTTTGTACACCCGTTTATTATGCAGGCTATGCCAAAAGCTTAATCAAAATGACACCTAGAAAATTAACGCAACAATATGTTAAAGACTTATTTGACTATCGTGATGGTCTTTTATATTGGAAAAGAAAACGTGGCTGTAGAACAGCAGGTGATGAAGCAGGTTCTATTCGTCTTGACAGTAATTCAATGCGTCTACGGATTGATTATCGAAATATTGAATATGCTAGAGTTGTGTTTATTTGGCATCATGGATATTTACCTATGCAAGTCCGACACAAAGATGGCAATACTATGAATAACAAAATAGAAAACTTAGACCCTTTTGATGATGAGTTAATTAAAAAAAGAAAAATGCAAACGCATAAAGATTTAATAGCTGTTCTAAAACGAAAACAATTAAAGAAAAGACTATGACTACATTTACCACTGAAGACAGAGAACAAGCCGCGCAAAAGCAGCATTGGGAAAAAGCATTTGATGACTGGAAAGCATTGTTAACATCAGCTAATGCAAGTAGCTTATTGCGTGACCCCTCATCATGCTTTGATGAAGGTTGGAGACAAGCTACAATGATTGCCATAGCATTAATCCAAAGTAATCCTGAAGCTTCCTCACTTGATGTGGCAACACTTGTTGAAAGAAAGTTACTTAAATGAATCAAAATATTTTTTTAAAAGTACGTGAGTTTCGAATGAAACTTAAACTTCCACTTTCGCATAAACCAAAGCTTTTAGAACCTGCAGATATTAGTTTCTATGCTCGGTTTTTAATGGAAGAACTAAGTGAATTAATGAAAGCGCATGAAAAGAAAGATTTAGTAGATGCGGCTGATGCGCTTGCGGATCTAGCTTACGTTACTATGGGTTGTGCGCATCATATGGGAATTGACCTACCTAGAATTTTAGATATTGTGCATGATGCTAATATGTGCAAGGAGCCTGGCACTACGAGCCGTGGTTATTTACAAGATGCGATTAAGCCTAAAGATTGGGTTGGGCCAGAGAATTCAATCGCATTAGAGCTACTTAATCAAAGCCGCTAAAGGAGATAGTATGAAGCATGAACATATTTGGACAGCAAGTGGGACAGACATCGAAGAACGTTGGACTAAAATTTATGGTTGGGTTCGACCTTCTGAACAGGCAGAATATCAAGCTAAATACAAGTATTATCAAGAACTTCCTTTACGTAAACTAGATGATCAAGCAAAAGTGGCATATGAAGCTGTTTTACGTAAAGCAAAAGTAGTGAGAATTAAATAATGCTATTTCGTGAACTAAAACCACGGCATTCCAGAACAAAGATGGCATCACGTCGCCGCCAATTCACCGAAAGATGGAATGCATTTAATCGGTATCATTCCTACAAAGCGCGTATTAAATATGGGTTTTACGCAGTAACGCATTGGTGGAAAAAGAAAAGTAAAAATAATGTTTACTTTTAAACACTAACCATGGTATAATGTAAACACTTAATACTCAATTCAAAATACTAAATACAAGGATTTTATGAATATATTTTTCTTACATTCAAATGCTAAAATGGCTGCTATATTTCATTGCGACAAACATGTGGTCAAGATGATTATTGAATCAGCACAGCTTTTATCTACTGCTCATCATGAGCACGGTCATTCAGTAACATACAAGCCAACACATAAAAATCACCCATCTGCTGTGTGGGCTAGATCATCAAGATTACATTACAATTATGTTTATGACCTAGCTATTGGTTTGTGCCATGAATATACTAAGCGGTACGGTAAAACACATGCATGTGAGTCTATTTTACGGAATGAACTAGCTACTCCTCCTGAAGCTTTAACATTTAGTGGCTGGTCCAATCCTCCTCAATGTATGCCTGATGAATGTAAGACAGATGATACCGTACAAGCTTATCGACAATATTATCGCCATAAGAAAAACATGATGGTAATGAAGTGGAATAAAGATCTAGCTTATGCTCCTGATTGGATGAATCATGCATAAATGGGATATGCGGTATTTATATTTGGCTAAGCATGTCGCCACTTGGTCAAGAGACCCATCCACTAAATGTGGCGCAGTAATTGTGGATAAACACAACCATGTAGTAAGTATAGGCTATAACGGGTTTCCTAAAGGTATTGAGGATCTTGATTCAAGACTTAAAGACAGACCAACAAAATTAGCAATGACAGTCCATGCCGAGCGCAATGCATTAATTTTTGCTAAACAAGACATTCATGACTGTGTGTTATACACTTATCCAATGCAATGTTGCAGTGAATGTATGTCTATGATGATACAAGCAGGCATCGCAAGGCATGTAAGCACATCACATATGCCAGCTAAATGGCAAGATTCATTCTTAATTGCACAAGATATGATGTCTGAAGCAAAAATTAAATTCGATCGCTATACTCTAAAGGAACAATATGAATCTCTCTGAACTTATTAATCAACTTGTTGAAATTAAAAACCAACGAGCTGATATTGCAAACACTGATAGTGACCTATCAAAACAAGCAGCTGCTCTTGAATCTGACATTATGCATGCTATGTCAGAAGCTGGTACCACCAAGGCTGCATCAGAATCAGGTCATTCAGTGACAATGTCTAAAAAGTCAGTTCCTGTTATTACAGACTGGGATGCGTTTTATGCATATGTTTCACAAACCAAAAGTTTTGATTTACTCCATAAACGCTTAAGTACTTTGGCATTTAAGGACCGCATTGAGCAAGGTGAACTAATCCCCGGTTCATCCACTACAGAATTATGGGGAATTAACTTAACTAAATCACGTAAATAAGGAATTAAAATGGCTAAGAACGAAATTGTAACTTATGAATCAGAACTTGCTAAATTAGCAGAACAAAGCATTGCTGCTGAAAAGAGTTCAGCTGGTATTTCATTCATCACCACAAGCGGTGGCACAATGAAGTATCGTGACAACCCCATCAGTGGTAATTCATTAGAAGTGGTGGTTCTATCATCACCAATTGAAAGGTTGTACTACACCTCACGGTATGATCCTGCTAACAATGCCCCACCTACTTGCTTTGCATTAGGTAGCACCACCACAGGACTTAAACCTAGCCCTTTGTCTGAAACACCTCAAGCTGAATCATGTGAGACTTGCCCTAAGAATCAATGGGGTAGTGCTACAAATGGCGGTAAAGGTAAAGCATGCGCCGAGAAGCGTCGGTTATTCCTTATGACAGCTGACTCTATTACCAATCCTGATCTAATCAATGTGGGTGAGGTAGCAGCTCTACGCATTCCAGTAACAAGCGTTAAAGGTTTTGCTACATATGTTCAAACAGTAGCAGCTACAGTAAAACGCCCATTGGCTGGAGTAGTAACCAAGGTATCATTAGTGCCTGATGCTAAAACTCAGTTTAAGATTCAATTCACCTTTGTAAAGGCAATTGAAGACTTGGCAGTAGTGAAGGCATTGATTGCTCGTGGTGACAAGGAAACGCATAATGCAATTAATTCACCAGATTTAGAAGAGATTGTAGACCCTGCTATTGCAGCTTCATCAAAGTATTAACATGACAGATCCAATTTTTCTGGATTTTGAAACAGAAGCCATCGGACCTAGGCCAGAGCAGTATCCGCCTAAGCCCGTTGGGCTTGCAGTACTTGATCGAACTAATCAATTCAAGTCGACTTATCATTCATTTGCACATGACAGTAATAACAATTGTTCATATGATGATGTCAGAAGACTACTAATTCGTATCTGGGAATCAGGCAGATCGATTTGCTTTCATAATGCTATGTTTGATATGTCAGTCATAGTTGAGAAATTTTACCTACCTTTTATTTCGCCAGAAAGGGTTCATGATACGCTAGTTCTGGCATTCTTACATGACCCATATGTACGAAGTTTAGCTTTGAAGGAGCTTTGTGTGGAGTGGTTAAACATACAGCCCGAGGAGAGAGACCAGCTATTTGAATGGCTCGTAGCTCATATACCTGAGGTAGCTAAAAAGCCAAAGACCGCTGGAGCTTACATAGCTAGAGGCCCAGCAGACCTTGTAGGAATGTATGCAGAGGCCGACGTTACATTAACAGCCAAGCTATGGGACTATACCTTATCAGTTAGAGAAAGTATGCCTGATGCCTATCTCAGAGAAATAGCTTTAATGCCTGTTCTATTAGAGAACTCTAAACTAGGTATTCGTGTTGATAGAGACGGCTTAACGGTATGTCTTGAAAAAGCAATGACTGACATAAAGCAATGCGAAGACTGGTTAAACAAATACTTCGCCATTGATGGGATTAACTATAATTCTGGTGCTCAGCTTATTCAAATCATTCAAGCTAAAGGCTGCTATGACAGTAGTAAGAAGTGGCCAACATCAGAAAAAGGTACTTTATTATCAGACAAAGACACTCTTGCAGATCTCATTACAGATCCAGATTTATCTTCCGTTCTAAGGCATCGAGATGTCTTGGTCAAATTAACCGGTACATATATAGAACCATGGTTAGAGCAATCCGCTTTATCAGGTCGCATCTACACTGAGTGGAATACAGTTAGAGGTGAAGCAGGAGGTACTCGGACAGGTCGGTTATCATCACGACCATCAATTCAGACAATGCCTTCACGGGGTCCGAAGACTCCACTGCCTTTAGAAATTCATGATCTTATTATACCTAAAGTAAGACAGTACATTCTACCAGATGAAGGTGACTCCATGATTGCATGTGATTACAATGCTCAGGAATTACGGTTGTTTGCTTATTTTGAGGACGGAAAACTTAAAGAACAGTACATCAAAGACCCTAAAGCAGATCTTCACACTTTTAGTAAAACACTTATGAGTGAGAAACTAGGAAAGGATATTCCTCGGGATTACATTAAAACTCTCTCATTTGGAATCCTCTATGGCGCTGGCCCTAAAAAGCTTAGTGAAATGCTTAAAATACCCTATGCAGAAGCTAGAGAGCTGATGGACCTTTATAAATCAGAAGTTGCTACAGGGTTATCAGGCATTAATGATGATCTTATGTCACGATACAGAGCTAAAATACCATTTAAAACTGTTGGCGGCAGGCTAATCAAAGGTGAACCGCCTAAGATTATTAGAGGCAGATTAATGGAGTTCGGCTTTAAGTCATTAAACACACTCATTCAAGGCTCTGGCGCTGATATGGCTAAGAAAGCAATGATTGATTATGCAAATGCCGCTACTCATTCACGATTATTATTGTCATTGCACGATGAGATTGTGATCTCATGTAAAAAAGGTTATGAGCAGCAGGAACTAAAAAAATTAGAATCAAGTATGGTAAATGCATTTAAGATGGATGTTCCATTCATAGCAGAAGCTGTTGTCGGTAACAATTTCGCAGAAGTTAAATAGGAGATGATCATGGCAACTAAACAGAAGCCTAAAGTACAAGTAATAGAAGAAATAAAAGAAGTAGAAGTAGAAGTAGAAGTAGAAGTAGAAGTAGAAGAACTTACTATTCCTGACTTTATGCTAATTGGCAAAGATGCAGAGCTTACCGACATGATTTATGGTAAGCCTCTTAAGACACAAGTCTTTAAATCTGATGTATTGCCTGAAGCAACAGGTGAAATAGGCGGCGTAACTGACAATTTGCAATTGTTTATCAACACGTACCAACCTGGCGAATTAATTAGTCGACGTACATTTAGAGAATTATTACTGCAATGCTTAAATGATTGGAAAGACAATGGCTGAGCAATCGGATTTTCAAAAACAGTTCTTTGCAAAAGGAACAGGCGGCACTTTATTCACACAAAAAGAATTTGACACCGCATTGATTGATGCTAAAGCTGAGATCATGGCTATGGCAATTGAAGCTAGCAAAATGGCAGTTGTTGTAGAACGTGAAGCATGCGCTAAGATTGCTTATGATTTAGAGAATGAAACGTACGGTAAAGCAGATGATTTTAAATCTGTTATAGCAGAAGCCATTCTTAACCGTATACCAAGTCAAAGACAATGAAATCAGACAAACGAAACATAAGTCAGCGATCATTAGAAGAATTAGTAATTGCATTAATGCAGTGCACTGATGAAGAAGGGCTCTTTTTAAACATAAACCCAGCTAATGCATTTCAAGACTGGCTGTTAAACATGTACCCTGAAACTATGCGTGCACATTGGTTGTGGAAACATGCATGTGTGAAGGAGTTTACTAAGTGACCATTCACTCATACTCCGCAGTAAAGATGCATGAGCAATGTGCTAGGAAATACAAGTTCGTTCGTATTGATAAGCTTCAAGACAATTCAGGGGAAGCTGCCAATAGAGGCAAAATGATTCATGCGGAAATTGAGACCATTCTTAAAGGTGGTCTACCAATGCTCTCTGATGATATTGCATATCTTGATGACAAGCTGGCTCGATGGCTTAAACTTAAAGCTGCATCAGAGATGACTATTGCAATTGACAAAGACTGGAATGCTGTTCTCTACAATGACCCTACTGCAATGTTTCGAGGCATCATCGACTTATACGTGGAAAATGGCCCTGAAGCTACAGTCATTGACTTTAAAACTGGAAAGCATCGTGATTATTCAGATCAAGTAACGGTCTATGCTGCGTTAATCTTAGCATGTAAACCTGAAATAGAGTACGTTAAAACAGTAATTGAATTCATTGACCTTGCAAAGACCGATGAATACAAACTTATTACTAGAGCAGACTTGCCCTTATTACAGCTTAAACTTAAAGGTAGACTAGAGAACGTGGAAAAAGATAAGATCTTTGCACCTAATCCGTCATTCTTGTGCAACTACTGCTCATTTAGCAAAAGTAAAGGCGGCCCGTGCAAGTGGTAAAAAAAGTTCTTGAGCGTGAGTTAGAGAGATTCTTCTCTGCGGAGTGTAAGCGCTTAAAACTTGTTTCAGTTAAGCTGCATTTGAAGTTTAGCACAGGTTGGCCTGATCGGTTAGTCATTTTAAAGCACAATTCATTACTCTGGGTTGAGCTAAAGACATTAACGGGTAAACTATCGCCAAGACAAGAACAAATACATATGATACTTAAAATGCACGACCACATAGTTTTAGTCTTGCGAACAAAAGAGGAGATTACCAATGCTTTGGAGTCCGCATGAATATCAAAACAAGGCTGTGCAGTTCTTATTGGAAAATGGTTCAGGGCAATTATGGCTTGACCCAGGGCTAGGGAAAACCAGTATTGTACTGAGCACCATTCAATATCTCAAAAATGCGGGTGCTATTAATAAAGTTTTAGTGGTCGCCCCTTTGCGTCCTTGCTATGCAGTTTGGCCAGTTGAGATAGAAAAATGGGATAACTTTAAAGATTTATCAGTAAGCATCTTGCATGGTCCTCTGAAGAACAAGACAATACATGATAAATCAACCATTCATGTGGTTAACTTTGATGGTCTGGCGTGGTTGTCAGCCACCTTTAAGAAGCTCGGTGTTAAGTTACCTTATGATATGTTGGTGGTTGATGAGATAAGTTATTTAAAAAATACACGCACTCAAAGATTCAAATCATTAAGCCCTATGCTTGATCAGTTTACTAGACGTATTGGGTTAACTGGCTCCCCTGCATCAAATGGTCTCATGGATATATTTGGCCCTCAATTAGTGATTGACCGAGGAGCTACATTTGGTAAGTATGTCACGCACTTTAGAGCTAATTATTTCTACCCTACCGGCTATGGTGGTTATACATGGGCATTACAAAAAGATGCAGAAGATAGAATCTATCAAGCATTGGCAGATAAGGTATTGAGAATGGCTGCTGAAGATTATTTAGAACTGCCTGAGCTCATCACCAATAAAGTATATGTCACACTGCCTCCTGCCGCATTAAAAACGTATAAAGAGCTTGAAGATAAACTTTTAACAGAAATTAGTTTGGGTCAAGTTACTGCATCAACAGCTGCGGTTGCTATCGGCAAATGCCAACAGATTGCCAATGGGTCAGTGTATGTAGATGGCTTAGAACGTGACATTCAACACATACATGATGAGAAACTAAATGCAGTATCAGACATTGTAGAAGAACTTAGAGGTAAGCCTTGCATCATTGGGTATCACTTTAAGCATGATCTATTAAAGCTACAACAACTCTTTCCTTCCGCACCTGTTATTGGCTCAGGTGTAACAGGTGATGAGCTTACTAAGATTATTAATGTGTGGAATGACGGTAAAACACCAGTTCTTTTAGCTCACCCACAAAGTGCAGGTCATGGCTTAAACTTACAAGGTGCCGGACATGCTGTCATCTGGTTTAGTAACACTTGGTCATTAGAAATCTATGAGCAGTTTATTAGACGCTTATGGCGCCAAGGGCAAAGAAATAACATTATAGTGCACCAGATCATTGGTAAAGACACGATTGATGAAGCCATCGTAGATGCAATTAACAACAAAGACAAAACACAGCGTAAACTGATGGATGCTATAAAAGATTATGCTAATAAAAAAGAAGTGTTTACTATTTAGTAAACACATGGTACAATAAATGATGACTAACAAAGGAGCAAGAATGATAGATGATATGTACGTATATATAGCAGCACCCTTCTTTAATGATGCACAACTACGAAGAGTAGAAAATATTAAAGAAATTCTTGAAAAGAAAAACATTAATTATTTTAGCCCTAAAGATGCTAGCATGTTCATGCCAGGTATTACAACCCCTGAAGAAATCTTTGACATTAATGTAAAAGCTCTAAAAAAGACTAATATTCTTGTTTGTGTTACAGATGATAAAGACACAGGCACTATATTTGAGGCCGGCTATTGCTCAGCTCTAAATATTCCAATTATCTATTTTTGGTCTACAGCTAAAGGCGGTCAAAAGTTTAACATTATGCTAGCAGCTTCAGGCTCTGTATGTAAAACATACATGCAATTAGAACAGGCATTAGAAGATATTCAACTTACACGTACCTTTGATCGTAAAGATTGGTCAGACGATGAGACAAATTATGAATGATCTTGATTTTAACTTCTTCATTAAGAGCTACTCCTTAGAACACACCAAGCGTTACTCTATGAAACCCGTGGTACACCCTGAGAGTGTCGCCACACATAGTTATTTCGTGGCCTTAGGGGTTTTAATGATGTCGAAGAACTATGAATTTGACGTGGATCTGGCATTAAAGATTGCCATTTGCCATGACCTAGCAGAGATGGAAGTTAGTGATGTTAACCACTTAGTTAAAAAGAACTTCCCTGCGGTTGCCATTGCACTCCAAGAAGCTGAAGAACAAATTGTACAGAATTTCCCCGATCAAGTTAAAGAGTACTGCCATCGATATCATGATGACACCCCTGAAGCATTAGTTGTGCACTATTCGGATGCACTTCAATGTTTGCAATATGCAGACAATGAGATCAAGATGGGAAACAAAGGTTACATGGTAGATGTATACACCAATAGCGCAAAGCGCATGGCTGTGCTTGCGCATAAACTTGAGGCTTACAAAGTATGACAACGACTGATGATGTTTTGAAGCAGCGTGGCGCGATTTACGGTGATTTTTTTGAAGGTATAACATGTGAGGCACAACTCCTTTCGATTTTAGAAAATAGGTATTTGAAGCAGCATGGAACTACTATGCCGCGTCATTACTATTTATACTTTTCAAAAATTGCCATGAAATTATCTAGATTGTCTATATCACCTGACCATATAGATAGCTGGACCGATATTGCGGGCTATGCCCGTCTCGTAGAAATACAACTAACTAAAGAAAGCACCTCAAATGCCAAAAGTACTGAAGTCACAAATGCCCCAGTTGCAACCAATGCATACAACCCTAAAATTTGGGAAAAAGCCTGGTCCGATCCAATTCATGAATCAGATGGAAGCGATCGACGTACAGATAGTACATGCCCCGACTGTGGCTGAGTTTAGAAAGACCATCTCAGTCTTCTTACTGAACACATGGAATGACAAGATTCAATGGGATTTTCCACAAGATCAGATTGATCAAACCATTGATGAGCTATTTAAGTATGAATTACTGCCTACTGCGATGGAAACAATCAACATCACATGGTCTGTTAACGGCATGGACATGATTGACACAACGCACTTAATTCGTCATCGATTATTTAGTTTTGCTGCTCAAGTCCATGGGGACAGAGACATGAGAGATGATAGAGTAATGGTTAAACCGGGGATCATGGCAAATGCAGACTATTTTGAACGCTATAAACAAATCACTACCATGGCTAGGGATTTGTATGTTGATATGCTTGACAGCGGTGCTGTTCACGGCCTTGATGCTCGTACAATTATGCCTCGCAATTTTGAGCACTTTTATATGGTTCGTTGTACAATTAAAGACCTTATTGGATACTGCATTATGCGCGGTGATGAGCAAATCCAAACCACGGTAGACAACATTATTGCCATGAAGTTGTGGTTGGAAGTACTTAAGAAGTACCCCTTCTTAAAAGACTTGGTTGACTTCCGTAAACCTGATACTTTCTATCAACGGCAATGCATCAAAGGTAAGACAAACATCTTCCCACCTAATGCAAAGAATGATAATTTTGATTGGTGTGAAGAGCAGTTCTACCACACTCAAGGTCGTGATGAGTATGCAGGCAGTGAATCCTATTTAGCTATTCGTGAGGATTTGCTAAAACAGATTGATGCTATTGATAAGAGGCATACCCATGACTAAGCACTGGAATGAGGTAAAGCATGAGCTTAGTCTAATGACCAAAGCTCAACGATCTAACTACTTTAAATACTTTCACATTCATCGACCTAGATGGTCAGATCGTCTTATGAGTGCGTTGTATTTTGTGGTTGTTGATCTAAAATCTCAATCTGCAACTGCCAAAGCATATGGTTTTCATAAGCAAGAGCTTAATAGAGCAGTTAAGAAGTATAAGACTTACTTAGGCGGATAAAGTTTATTGTACCCATATTTACCTAGTTCATAGGCAGCGAGAGGTGCTTGTAACGCTAAGCCGGCGCCTCTTGTATATGGCGTAGGTATAGCGCCTACTACACCGCCTACTCCTGATGCCATTTGCAAAGCACCATGAATCTTATCATTATGCGTCAGATTGTCATAGCCTTCTGTAAGTTGTAGACCGCCTAATCCGACGCCTGCTGTTGGAAGAATGAACTTAGCACCTGGAATCTTATTCACTAAAGCAGCCCCTTTACCTAATGTGTCAACAGCTTCTTGACCATATGGTATTTTAGCAATTAGTTTATCCATTGCATTTGGTATTGGAGTTAAGCTTCCGATTTGCTGTTTTAATGCAGCTTGTGCTGCCAAAGAATCTGTCACTTTACTTTGGGCAGTAGATAAGCCTTTCGGCTCTACAAGTCCAAGTTTATGTAAATCAGATGCTGATTGAAATGCAATCTTTTTCTGTGCTTCAAGCGCTTCTTTAGCAGCTATGTAATTTTTAGTAGCAAGTGTCTTAGCAGTCTCTTGCTCAGCAGTAAGAATAGGAGGCGCATTACCGTATTTTTCAGGCACAATAATTCCTGAATTAGTCAATCCTTCGCCTGGCATTAATCCTTTTGCTGTTCGTGATAGTTGCCCTGCTTCAGATACAGTAGTCTCCGCAGTGCCCACAGGTGTGCCTGTAGCTGCTGATGTAGGAATCCATTTAGCACCTGCACCTTCAGGAGGCAGCGCATCAAGAGCGGTTGCGTGGGCTAAAGCTTGCTCATGCATTAACTCTGCATTCTTTAATGCATCAAGTTTAATGTTGTGAACATCTTGAGCTTGCGCATAATTTGCTAATTTTTTAGTCTCAATATCATTGACAGCTTGTGTGTGCACTTCATGCTTTGCAAGTTCCTCTGCTAAAGCATTTTGCGCATTAACAAATTTTGGAGTCAGATTGTAAGGTTTAGCATTTAGTTTAGCAAGCGCTAGACCGGCAGCACTTTCTGCAACATCCCCTACATTCGACGGTGCACCTGTGACAGTTACCGAGCTTTGTCGTGCAGGCGGCGTAAAATCAACTGTGTCATACGCCCCATGAGGCATGTCTGTACTTCCCTTTTCCTGCGAAGCAGTGCGAGGGGCATTATCATAAGTTACTGTAGCATATGGATCAGCCATGATTATCCTCTATTATTGACCATAAACTGAATGGACTTTTTCAATGTGTTCTTTATGCATTCTAGGCAAGTCTTTAAGGTAAGTATCACTCAACAAGAAGTTTCTAGGGTCGGCAGGTTGATTCTTCTTTTGAGCATCACGTTGAAACTTAACCCACTCATCTTGAGCAGCCATTAATGCAGCGTTATCAACTTGGCGTCTAGTTGCCCATGCACCAATAAACGAAGCAATGTTACTTGTATTTGCATTCAGCGATGACATCTGCTGATCTTGATAGTTGGTTAGTCTATTGCCACCGAAGGCTTTTGTCTTTGTCGCAATAATATTGTTAATCACTTGCTGTGCAATGATATTCTCAGCTCTTGCAGCTGCTAATTTTTGACTATCATCTAGCTTTAAGTTTTGATACACAGGTTGTAAGTCAATACCTACTGCAGTATGAAGATTACCGACGCTAAGCTGACCGCCTTCTTTTAAGATTTGCAACCCAGCTTTTGTAAGTCTGTCAGCATATGTTGAGCCATCATTCACTTGGAAAGGGGCAAAAATCAGTTTTGCATCAGGTCTATTTGCAATTTTCTTAAGCTCAGTTAAATCAGCATTAGATGCAGTCAAACTATCGGGATCAATAAGACTTAGCCCTTTGGCTATCTCTGCTGCATCTTTAATTTGAGGCTCTTCAACTTTCATTCTACGAGCATTGAACTCAGCAGGCGTCTCATCGGATCGCTTAACTAGTGTACTTTGCGACGCTGGTCGTGTAGCACCTAGTGCTTCTAAAAAAGGGCCTTGCTGTTTAGGGGCTGTTTCATGCTTGACCTGCGCAATGGCCACTGCCTGTCGCGCTTCAGACGTGTTGGGTATACTACCATCAGCATTTAAAGCAACACCCGCATTAGCTAACTCAGATTTAACTGTTTTAACATAATCACCATTCTGTACTGATGGACCTGCTGTTGGATCACCTGTAACCCATGTGCCTACAAAACGCTCAGGCGTCATAGGGGCTTGCCCTTCTCTAGGCGTTAAGTATTGTGAAGTTAATTCATCATTTGCGGATGCCCATTTTTGTGGAGAGTCATATGTGGCATAACCTTTACCTGGCTGATAACCAATGCCTGATCCATTATTGCCCGTAGCTGCTACTGTTGCAGTAGTTGGCGTAGTGCTAACTGGCTCAGTGCTGACTGGAGCTAGTGTTGAAGTAGCGCCAGACCGAGGACCAGGTAGACCTAATGTTGCTCTCCAACCTTCTAAATTTCCTTTAAGCTCTGCTTTTTGGTCGTCGCTTAAGTTTGAGAATGCCTTAGCTTCACCAACACCACTATCATAGAGTTTGATTGCATTCTCCATGTTCTTGGATTCTGCTTCCATGCCTGACTTTAATGCAGCCCCTGTTTTAGGGTCATACATCATCAGCATAGTTAGTTGCTGTGGTGTTGCCATACGACTAAGTCCAACCGGTATATTGCCTGTTGATAATGCATTCTGAGCAGCACCAGGTGTGGTGCCCATGATATTACCTAATATCTGCATACCTTTTTTCTGCTTATCAAGCTCATATCCTTTACCCATGATCTCTGCACGCATTTGAGCAATAGGAAGGGCTTCAGATCTTTGTCGTTCAATATCGCGACCATATGATTCTGCTGCATTACCTGCTGATTCGCCAAAGCTGCCTGATCGTGTAGGTTTTAAGAATCCTGCTGCTACATTAAACCAATTAGGGCCTTGATTTGCTCGTTCATCAAGAGTTTGACCTATTTTAGATAATGCATCTGAATACTTTGCAGAAAAATCCTCATCAGCGCCTATAGCGCTAGGTACCGATGTGTCTTTAAGTGCATTTAATGGTGATATTGTCATGATTAACCTTCTCCCCAATTCGTACCGCTATAATCAATTGCACCAGTGTCAGTTGTTGGGTATGACGGCGCAATTACAGGAACTGAATCAAGATTACCGCCACCCTGAGTTGGACCGTAATTACCACTGTCTGCCGTACTGTATGGTTGACCATTCGCATCAAAGTTCTGAACAGTTCCATCAGCAGCTTTAATAGACTGACTACCATCATTGTTAACTGTTATAGTTCCTCCGTCGCCCAATGGGTAAGAACCAGGAACCGCATTTCCATTAGAATCCATTGTGATGCCTGAACCAGTTGCTCCGCCTAATGAACCAATATAATTTTTAGCAGCATTTATAGAAGTGCCTAATAATCCAGGGTTTGCAGGCTGATTACCAGTTGCAGGTGAACCAAGTATTGTTTGACCTAATCCAGTTCCAGCTATGGTAGCACCAATGCCTGATATTTGAGCTAATGGAGAAGCATTGTAAGCCCCAGGAATCGGACCTGTGTAACTTGAACTGGTAGCGGTAGGAATGGTCGCACCTTTGAGCAGGTTTGATTCCGCGGTAAGTTGAGACATAGGGAATAATTGAGCATTTTGTCCAATAGTTTGCTGTTGAGCACCGAGCGTAGACAAGGCGTTAACGTCACCGAGTCCGAGGTTCTGAGTAGTAGTCGCTAAATTACCAAGGGTGTTAGCAGCAGCTAGCTTATTAGCTTGGTCTTGTTGTAAAGCTGATTGTTGCTGTTGAGTGATACCGAGGTCAGCATTAGCCATTACTTGACCTAATGCCCCAGCACCGCGACTTGAACCAAATTGACCTGAACCTACAATACCAGCTGTGGTTTGAGGAGCTAAATTGGCAGCGATATTAGCTTGTCCATAATTACCAATAGCATCAGCTAGACTAGTACCACCAACGCTAGAAGCTAGATTAGTAGCATTGGTGAGTGCAGGTTGATAATTACCCACATTACCTTGGACATTCCCGAAGGCTTGATTCTGCAAATCAGTAGCACCAACATACTGAGCATTCTGTGCAGCTGCACCGCCTTGCTGTGCTATCTGATTTAAATAATCAGTATAGAACTGTGGCGTGGCCGTAGCTTGTTGCTGTGTCGTGGTAATATTAGGTAATGCAGTGCCTTGAGTAAGCCCTCCTGCCCCTGGTGCAGAACCTGCAGTGACACCTAGATTCGGAGCTATTGCTCCTGTTGATGGTGTTACTGGTGTCATTGACAGTGGATTTGTATTAGCCATGTTGGATCCTGTATATTGAGGTGCTGCAGGAGTTAATGATGATAAACCACCTGTGCCAGCAGGTCCAGAAGGACCCGACGGTGTACTTGGTTGTGATAAAGCACCAGTAGGGTCATAAATATTGGCAAAATTGCCATTAGAGTTAGTACCGCCAGCTGGTGAAGTTGTTGCATTCACATAACCTTGATAATCTGCCGGAGAACCAGCATTTGTCCAATCTTGATAGGTTGGACCCATAGCTGCTGTAGATGGTCCATTAGCATTACCCATTGATGCGTAATTTCCTGAAAATTGATTATAGGCAGCTTGATTCTGACCTTGATAAGGATTTGCTGTAGGTGATGCGCCATTTGCAAGTGGTAATGTATTTAATGTGGCATATGGGTCAGTGCTTGCTCCAAACGAAGTTCCAACTGAAGGAGTTGTAGTGTAATTAGTAGCTCCTATTGGTATACCAGTAGCAGGAATATTAGCTCCACCAAAATTTATAACAGCCATTATGCTTTACCTTTCATGTATTCTAAAGGAGATTTGGCTTTAGGGGGTATTTCTTTTGCTGAAGCAGATCTCTTATGTTTTCTAATTTCTTCACGCATCTTATCTAAGACTTTAGATCCAGCATCGCTTGAACCATTACCCAGAGAAGCCACAGTATCAGCATCAAAAACATACTCACCGTCAGCCAGCATAGCAGGTATATCATCAGATTGCCCATCGCCTTTGCCTTTCACATAATGCCCAGTTTTTCCTGTTACAAATTCAGGTACATGCGCTCCATATTCTAGACTGTGAATTCCACCACCGTCTTTGCGCCCATTAATAAAATGCGTTGCTACTAATGGTCTGCGATAACCACCTGTAGGATTACCATATGCAGCTTGTTCTGCAGCACTTTCTTTAACTTGCGGAATACCTAGTAATTGTTGAACAGCTTCATACTGAGGTGAACCCCCAGAAGCCATTCTTACCATACCACCTTCTTTCATAGTAACTGGACTGGATACTAATGAATCTAATATTCTAGGATCTACGTTAGCTAGTTGTGGGTAGAGTTGCTTTAACTGATTTACTTGATCTGTATTATCTTGACTAGCAGGCACAGCACTTGAAGTCAAAACTCCAGGGGTTAATTGAGCAGGTAAACCTGAAGCATTTAGACCTGAAGTTGGGAATAAATTAGATGCAGAGCCAGTATTAGCATTAGGTGTAGAAGCCACTGGAACTCCAGCACCGCCACCTGGGAGTGCAACTTCTGATACATTATTATGACTTGATGCAAACGTAGGCATTCCTGTGTTGCCACCTGCAGTAGTAGCAGTACTAGGTTGCGAAGCAATAGGTGTTCCAGCAGGCGACATTTTAGGAAGAGCACTTGGTGCTCCAACCATGTGCGCTGCTGTACTAGTTGATGGTGCAAATAAACTCTTAGCTTCTGTTCCTGCGGCGCCACCAAGCACTTGACCGAGCAGGCTATTGTTTCCTGTACTATCAGTAGCTGCATTCTGTATTCCAGTCCCTAATTGATTAGCAGCTGATGATGCGCCACCTACAACTGCACCAGTTAATGCGCCAGTGCCAATACTTCCGTTATTAACAGCAGACATTGTACCGCCACGCACTGCACCTGACAAAGCACCTTGAAGCGTGGGGTTTAAACCCATTGCTTGACCAGCCATATTGGCTACTCCTGAAGCAGCACCGCCAGCCCCACCTACAAGTAAACCTTTACCAACATCGCCACCATTTAATGCAGCACCTACACCTCCAGCTGCACTACCTGCGAGGGTATTAGCAAGCAACGGATTTACTCCCATTGAAGATAATCCTGAACCTGCCCCACCCATTACAGCACCTGTTGCACCTGCTTTAAGCACTTTATTAGGGTCAATAGAACCAGTCTGAACTAACTGACCAGCCGCATTCATTCCAGCACTCGTTAGTGCGCCAGTACCTGCGGATTGTAAAGCAGAATCAAGAGCTGCATTACCTGTCATTGAGGCAGCATCTGCCGCAGCTTGACCCATCGCCATGTCTTCACCTGCTTGAGTAGCCGCAATAGCTGTATTAGCAGTCTCATTAGCGATTGCCAAATCAGATGCTGCTTGTGCTGACTCCGAAGTAGCCACAATAGCATCTGCTGATAGACCTGCATCAGCAGTATTAGCGGCTACTGATACAGCTTCAGCACCAGTTGTAACTGCGTCGGTTGCAATAGCGCCTTCAGTGGCAGCGACTCCTGTATCTACAGCACCTTCAACAGCAAGAGATGCACCATCGGTCATAACAGCCGCGGCTACCGTTGCAATAACAGCAACAGCCGCCATAATGCCACCACCACCTCCACCACTTTCTAGAGTCGCTGGAGCTGAGCCAAATATACCTGTTAGTTTCTTTTGAAATGCTCTTTCTGGGAGCATTGTAAAATGATCATATCTCATACGTGCATCATCCAATTGTAGTTGGGTCTGTCTGGGTTCAGAATCTCTGTGCCTTCACGAGCAGCCAATTGTTTCAGTAAGTTGATAATCTGAGGATTATCAGCTTCTCCATATAACGTCTTAATCTTAATTTTCTTGATGTCTTCATAAAATTTCAACATCGCTTTTGAGATCTCTAAAGGAGATCCTTCACTATATAGATGAACTTCATAGTCATCATCATTGATTCTACATAAGACCAATACTGATTTTGGTGTACTTAGCACGAATCCTAGCTTTCGTCTCATTAACTCATGAACAGCCAAGACTGCTGCTTTAGGATCTCTACCATGCTTAGTAGCATCTGCCATAATAATTTCTGAAGGTGTCATTTTTTATCCATTGATTGACATAATACCAACTAAACGAGAAGCCCAATCCTGCCAGCTGGTGAAGCCTCTAGCATCAGGAATACCTGAATTTACAAAATATCCAATACCTTGCATACCATTTGCCCAATCTTGCCAATGATCTTCAGTTACTGTCCCTAATTGCTGAGGCGCAAATAATTCCGCCATCAAAGCGCACCAGCTATCCCATGTTTGTCCTCGTGGATCATAGACTATCATGGGTTGCCTGTACTACGCTCATCACCAATATCTGCACTTAACAATATGTTGCCTGTTTCATAATTACCACCAGATACATTACTAGTAAAACGTAAACGCATTTCTCTACGTTGTTCACGCATATCAATTTTAAGCGTATCTGATGTAAAAGTATAGGGGGTAGAAGGATCATCAACATCATCTGCATAACCTTTACCTGTTACAGTCAAAGTCATTGCACCAGATTGTACAAAATCAGGCTCTACGCGTTCTAAGCGAATCCACTTATTTGCGCCTTGTACAGTGCGTTGTCCTGGACCACCTGCCACCCAACCAATGCTATTCGTCTCAAAGTAGGACTCAATTGCATTGACATTACTGAGATAGACTTGATCTACACCGCTCTCATGTTGCCAGATTGTATTAGTACCTGCGATGTTTGTAATATTGTCTGCCCAAATAGGATACTTAAATACTTCAGAAAATGTACCTGCGGAGCGTTGAGAACCTTCAGCAAAGCCTGCATCATACCAGACTTGATCACGGACATTAAATATAATTGCATTATTACACTCAGTAGAATCACCATGTGGGTAGAACCACCAGATTTCACCCCAACGAGGAATTTTCGCTGCCCATACTTTTTGACGCTGATCAAAGTTTAAATTGTCAAAGAAGTAGTTTAAGTTAGTATTATTAGGAACTTCTTGAACTACGCCATTGTACATTAAGAATCTATCAACTGCTATCCAATATATGATACCATCATACTCAATAACACATTGCGATGACATAATAGAGGTTTGAGTGGATATGATGTCATACCGCCAGTAGATTGTAGATGTGCCTAGTGTTTGAGGCGCATAGCTCACACGAGTAAGTTGATCAAGAGACCAAAATAACCCCGCAGGAGAAGTAGTACCACCTCTTAGAGCCATACCTTTAATGACTTTAGTAGATGAGACATTATTTGCATTAGAGTCTGCACTGACCCAGTCAGTAAAATCACCAGCTGCACAATTCTGAATAAGACCATTATTTCCATAAACAAACAGGTACGGATAAAGCATACATGCGCCGCCTGATACTGAGATATTATTATCAAAAGTAAATGAGGTTGGTGTTCCTGATACAGCATTAGTAATAGTGATTGTAGTAGAGATAGAAGGAGAAGTAACAATCACCACATTCGTGACTTTAGTACCTGCAGTAATGCCAGTACCTGAAACAGTTTGACCAATACCAATTCTATAATCGGCAGTGGTTAAAGTAATGGTGCTGCCTGTCGCGCTTCCAGTTACGGTAAAGACACCTACACCTGACATGGCGCCTCCTGGGAAGTCTCCAGTCAAAACAGGGGTGTTAATGGTGTTGTCTATATGATTTAAGTTTTGACCAGGATGCCCGATAACCTTGAGAGCGCCAGTTCCGTTAGCATCATAACCAATGTCAAACTGCCATAGGTTATCAATATTAGATGTAAAATAAGTCGCGTTTAGTGTAATAGGTGTTGGGCCTGTGCCAACACCATCATCATTATCTGTTTGCCAATATTGCAATGAATCATTAAACCCAGAATAAACATAGTTTAGACCATCTTGTGATTGCATGGTCATGCCACGTGAAATCCCAGGAGCATTTAGAAAGATACCTTTATAACCACCTATTTTACGTGGACGACCGCGCTGAAACCGCATCCAACGACCCTCAACAAACATAGGCGAGTCAAATAGAGTACCGTCCTGCTGAACTCCAGCAGGAATGTTTAATGAGATGACATTAGCTGTCAAAATGTTCCTCCAGAGATTCCATTAATAAATGTAAACCCAGATGCATTATAAAACCCTGCTAATTGATTTCCGATTACAAATCCGACTTGGTTAGATGCAGGTAAATACATTCCAGAGTTCACATCACCTGTAAATTTTAAAGACGGAACTACTAATGAACCATTACCTAGAGTTAAAGTATTAATAGAACTTGATGCACCAGAAGTTGCGTTATAGACGTTAGTACCGTCACATATAATTAATAAAGTTGTACCTTGCGTAACTGTCACATTACTCGCACCTATAGCAGTTGTTTTAAGCGTAAAGCTGTATGACCCAGTAGTGTTATTACTAACAGAATATAATTGAACTGTAGGTGGTAGAATAATAATCTGATTAGAGGTTAAAGTACCAGTAAACTCTTGAATCAAATTAGAAGCTTGAGATGCAGTCTCTGTTAATGTGCCTCCAGTAACTACAAGGGCTAATTGAGTAAATGCAAATTGAGTTGCTTGACCGTATCCAAAAGTATTCCAGTTAGTTCCGTCGGATACGATTACAAATGATTCAGTTAGTTGCAATTGAGCATTAACATTTCCATCTATAAGATTTGAACCTACAGGTACAATAGTTAAAATACCTGTCCCGCTGTTTCGTATCATGCAGAACCAATTATTACCCACCGCAGATGCAGATGGTAGAGTCAATGACCCCGCACCACCTTCATAGACGACAAATTGCGCTCTTTCAGATGGAATCAGAGTACTCGTGGAGTACACAATAATCACATTGTAGGCTTGATTTAATGTAGCATCTTGCGCTACTAATCCATAGCCTGCTAATGAACCTGCATCAGCTGCAGATGTACCTGCACCGAAGGTAATATTCTCCCATACGCCATTTACAGTAGAGTTATTAGTGACGTAAATATATTTGCATACACCTGACGAAATAGATACAATGGTATTACCACCTGCATCGGTCACTGTAAAAGTATTCGAACCAATATTGCGTATGATAAGCGCTTGGCCAGTAGATACTTGAGTTGCGGGAGGCATCAATACTTTTAGATTGATTACTGTAGCAGTAACTTCAGTAATATTAGCAGCTATATCAATAACATCATTGCCATTGATTGGCCACTCTAAAGCTGTATCAACGGAGATGGTTAATTCTTCATACCCAACTTGAGCTGGAGATACAGTTTGTCCGGTAAATGGGTTTACGTACGTGGTCATGATTAGCTGTCCTGTGCAATAGCTTGTCTATCGGCAATGCGTAACTTATCTTCATTACTTAATGCCTGAATTGCTTCTGTATATTTCTGCTGAAATATTAAGCGTTGATCATTTTTCAAAAACGGCATAGCTTGAAGAAGAGTTCCATATAACATGGCATTGGGTGCATTACGCGTGATCCAATTAGTTTGTGTGTCTGAAGAAAGCGGAACAAGTCGTTCATAATACAACACTTCAAAAGCATACGATTGATCAGGAGTCGGTGCTACGAGCCAATTATCATAATCATAGTCTGAATAGTATAAAGGAGTTCCTGTAGCAGTGCTGTCAGGTGCATAGTTACGTAAATATTCATATTTACGGAGTAGCACTGACTGCAATTTACCAGCTACAGTTATGTTCATAGAAACTGTTTTACGCCATCTTGCAGGCTTAGGAATCACTGGATTACCAACTTGCATAGTACTTTGAACAACCTGCTGTTGGCCGAGAGACTTCATCATCTCTGCTATTTCAAACTCAGCTAACATGATAAATGTAGGAATTTGATTAACAACCGCAGGATCATTCCGTTCTAAATACTGAAGTACATTAGACGTTAGGTTGTCATATGTCATTGCCGCTGCTGGAATAGGAGTTGTCATATTAGCCTAACATAGAGCTGGCATTACCGCGAGCTTCATCAATACGATTGAGCCAACCTTTTCCGAATGTTGAAAAAGTTGGTAGGGATTCATAAAAATGCTTTTTAGCTTCTGAGAACCGAGCAATCAAGTCATTTTTATCAGTTATGTCAATAGTTTGTAGAGTGACAGGTCCAATAGACCCATCTTCAGGGATTCCAACCACCTTCTGAAGAGTCTTTATTGACCTACCAGGACCAGCGTTAACTGCAAAGTCAAAGACTAGGTAGTCAATGCCTGAAGGAAGATCATCGCACTTACAAGCATCCCAGAATTTCTTTTCATATAAAGGGGCTACATCATCTTTTGTTAGATTACGCATCTCTTTTTCAGTTGTGTTTCTACCTTTGTAAGATGCCCAAGATTTAGCAGTTACTCCAAGATTGGTTATCCCACCAGGATCTGCAGGATTGTTTACAAATCCACCTTCAGATTTAAGAAGGAAATCTAACGACTTTTCAAAATTTTGATTCATAGACCTGACTGTTCCTTAATCCAATCTTGCAGGCTTACTACTTGCTGCGTGGTAATGGCGCAATCAAGTTTAAAGTCGGAGGAGCTAACATTAGTTC